CTCAATCATCTAATATATCTAAATGTTGCACACTTCCTTTGTTTGCAACTATACTAGACCATACTTCATCATACAGTTCAGGAGCAACTTTTTCTTTGATAATTGCATCTAAGAATTTATTTTTTACTAAGTTACTTCCTGTTTTTGTTTTTTGTGTATAAGCATTGGCTCTATACGGCTCAATACTTGGACTTGTGTTTCCACAAATAATACTAGAACTAGCATTAGGAGCAATCGCTAATAGATGAGCATTTCTTACTGTGCAAGAATCATCATCAGGACAAGCGCCTCTTTCTGCCGCTAGTTTTCTAGTTTCAGTGTCTGCGTGTCTTTTTATAAACGCAAACATTTCTAAATTAGTGCCACCTGCCATAGCACTCTCAAATGGAATACTATTTTTTTGCAGGTACGCATGAAATCCCATAGCACCAAGTCCAATACTCCTCTCCCTAAAAGCACTGAACTTAGCCTTATCTAATGGGCTAGGTGCATTTTCAATAAAGTATGTTAATACATTATCTAGCATCCTGACCAAATCAGGGATAAAAGAAGGATGGTCTTTCCATTCATCATAGTACTCTAAATTTACACTAGAAAGACAACATACTGCTGTTCTTTCATCGTTAGTAGCAAGAGTAATCTCACTACATAGATTAGAGTGATGTACTTGTAATCCCTTCCTTTTTTGGAAATCAGGTAATCCATTTTGTACTGCATCTTCGTACATTACATATGGCTCTCCTGTTTCTATTCTGTTTTGTAGTATCTTTACCCATAAGGCTCTAGCAGATACTACTTTTTTCACTTCTTTTGAGTGTGGGTCAATTAATTTCCAAGAGTCATCAAATCCTTCTTCTTTACTTGCTCTATGGATTAGCTCCATGAAAGAATCAGGAATAACGATACCATGATGCAAATTAGTAAACTTGCGATTAACATCTCCACCCGTGGGTTTTCTTCCATCTAAGAACTCCTCTATTTCTGGGTGACTAATATGTAGATACGCTGCATAACTTCCTCTTCTTGTAACCCCCTGTGAGAAAGCAAGCATCTCTGCATCTACGACCTTCATGAATGGTATCACACCAGTCGATTCAGAACCTTTAGAAGTTTTACTTCCCATTGCTCTGACATCAGACCAGTGACCACCGATACCACCACCGAAAGAACTTAAGAACGCATTTTCTGTAAAATGGTCTGTTATTCCTTCTCTACTATCGTCTACATAGTTCAAAAAACAACTAATAGGAAGCCCTCTCCGAGTACCTCCATTTGATAACACAGGCGTAGCAAACATAAACCATAGTTTACTTACATAATCATATAACCTTTGTGCATGGTCGTCATCATCTGCAAAAGCCATTGCAGCACGGGCAAAAGCTTCTTGAGGTGAAGTTTCATCACCTACCATATATCTATCTTTTAGAGTTGCGTGTGCAAAATCATCTAAAAGTTTGTCTTTACTAAAATCAATTTTTACTGACATAATCTTCTACCAATCCTATAATTTCTTTGCCATGACCTAAGACAGCACCGTCTACGTCATAAGTTAAATCCATGAGTTTAATACCAATCTCTAGTCCTTCTTCTCCGAACTCATTTAAGTTCTGAATAAATTTGTACTTTCCTTCCATTGGCAAACTCGCCATAATATCAAAGATATCTCCATACTGTTGTATAATCTGTGTGGCTCTTTTAGGCCCGATTCCATCAACACCAGGAACGTTATCTCCTTTATCTCCAGTTAAGCACTTATATGTTAAAAAGTACTCGGGGTCAAAGTCATAATGCTCGTCCCAGTTTAGGAGTGTTGTTTCTTTTCTAGTAACTGTAGAAAATCTACTTATGTTACCATCGACTAGTAAATCCCAGTCTCTATCTGAAGATATCATCCAAATCTCATCGAGACCTAACTCTTCTCTGTTTTGACAAATAAGAGCTGCAATATCATCAGCTTCTACTCCAGCATATTTAAGCGTAAGATATCCCTTACGCTTTAACGTACTTAGAGTAGTTGAAAATTCTGCTAAGAACATTTCAAATTCTTTTGCTTCTTTTTCTGTTTGTTCTGCATATCGTTCTTTACGATTTGCTTTATACTCTGGATAGATTTCTTTACGATAGTTACTACCGCCATCGCCTAAAACGACTATCTCTCCACAGTTATAGGACTTTGCCAAAGACTGAACAGTTCTTACATAATCATGCTCGAAGTCAGTATTACCTTGGTGTTTCCATCGAAAAGCTAGATTGAGTCCATCAACAATCAATAAGTTCCCATTCGGGGTCGGCTTTCCATGGTTCATAAATTGTATCGCCATTTGTAAATTCCATGTTTTGTGTTTCTAAAAATTTATCAGCTAAAGTTACATAGCAACCTAACCAATTAAAGTACATATGTTTTTTGTAAAGTGGCTTTCTTGTCGTTGCCACATACCATTGTGAGTGGTTTTCTTTGAAGAACAATATAGGTTCTTGTTTCATTTGCTCAGCTTGTTTCACTATCTTACTCCACCAGTTTACAAATTTATTACTTTTTTGTGTAAACATTTTGTGGTTAAAAGACATATCTCTATAGAACTTTACTTCTATAGCAAACAAGTTTTCTTTGTGTGCTACCATTAAGTCGCCTTTTATCTTACCACTGCCTGAGCCTGGGGTTTGTACAAAAGCTTCTCCGGTATGTCTGTGTAACATTTCTGCTACTTTTAATTCTGCGTTATTACCTTTCTGCCTACCATTAACCAATTAACTTCTCCAGTTCTATGTAGCCGCCAATGTGCTTATCGTCTACAAGTATTTGTGGGAATGTCCTAGCGCCAGGAAATAGTTCTCTAACATCAGACGCAGAAAAATCTTTGCCAATCATTTTATACTGCACCTCAGTTACTTGGTCAACGTGGTCAGCCAAGAACTTAGCTTTTTTACAGTAAGTACAATTAGGTATACTATAAATTTCTACTTTCATTTGTTTCTCCATTCTTTTAACCATTTGCTTCCATCACGTTCTGCATCTATAAATACTGCATTAGTGAATCCTATAGGTATTAGCACTGCTAAATGTATTATAATACTTGCTACTATATCATAGTTTGCCCAACCTAACCAATAACTTGCTACAAGGCCAAAGTAAACACTCCACATAGTAAAAAGTACTAAAGTAAAATACAACTGTAGACTAGGGTCTGGTATATGTCGTAAGGGATTAAATCTTACATCCATAACATTTCTCCAGCTATCTACAATCCATACTATTGCTTTTTTCATATTGTCTCCATAAGATATATATTATACCACATTTTAAGTTTCTTGTCAAGAGATACTTTCGTGGTGCTATTCAAGATAACTGATGTTATCCTCTTTTGTTATTTCTATTTTCTCTAGTAGAGGATGTGTCCAACCGTGTGATACCATGTAAGTATTTAAGGTTTCTTCTTTTAATAACACTTCTACTACTTTTTCTTTTCCGACTTCGTCTAACGCTTGGTTTACTTCGTCAAGGAAAAGAACATTGATTTGACTTCTACTAATTGAAGTCATTAACTTCCTTATTGATACTAGTGTTGCAATATTTACTCTAGCTAACTCGCCGCTAGAAAGAGCAAGGATGTCAATAATATTGCCATTATCTGATACTTCCACATTTAATTTATCATTCTCCACTACAAAATTGATGGCAAATCTACCATCACTAAACTCTGCTAGATATTCGTTTGTGAGAATTTCTAACTCTTTTACTAAACTTTCTATTTTATACGCTAATAGTCCATTGGTTGAGAACGCTTTTTTAAGTGTTTCAAGTACCGCCAGTTTTGTTTCTGAACTCTTAAGTTTAGACTCGCTGTGACTAAGGTCGCTCTCAAACTGTTCCGTTTGTTCAAGAATAATTCCAATTCTTGTGTTATGTCTTTCAATCTTTTCATTCTCATCTATTACCTCTTGAAGAGTCTCCCTAGCAGTGGTAATCTTTCTACGAAGTTCCGCAATTTGCTCTTGGAGTTTTTCTGCATTGAGGACTTTATTTGGGAGTTCCCTGTCAATGTCCCTGTAGAGAGTTTCCCAAGTCTCGACATCTTTTTTTGCTTTCCTATGTATCTCATTACTTTCCTCTATATTTTGCAATCTTTCTCTATCTTTATCTGCAAATTTTGCACACTGCTCTACTCTTTCCTCATGCTCCTCTATCATATTACTTACGAACTTTTGGTCAATTTCTCCATCGCAAGTAGGACAGGTAGCATTTTCCATACCCGCTAGGGTTTGGTACTTATCTAACATTTTCTGCTCATGCATCTGTTCAGACTTCCAAGACCCTATTCCTGTAAGATACGTAGAAGTATCAATAAGTTCTGGGTGCTCTGCTAGTAATCTTTTAGCTTCGTGTAAGTCTATTGATTTTAACTGATATTTCAGATTTTCATTTAGATTTATTTGTTTGTTCTTTTCGGAGATATTTTCAAATTCTACTTGTAAAGAACGCAAAGATTCCTCGTCTTTTTCATTTATTTTTGGTAAAATTTTCTTTTCGAGTATGGAACTATCTTCGAGAATATTGTCTGTCAACCATTTTTGAATAGTTGCAATTTTGGCTTCCTCTGTTGTTACCATACTAGATACGCTACGTACAGCTTCTTTAAAAACTTCAAAGTATGAAACATAATCGTCTAGTTTCAATAGGTCAATTAAGAACTTTTTACGGTTTGTATCTGTTGCTGTTAAAAATTGTAATGATGCATTAGTATTCTGATACACTAATTGACTAAATGTTTTAAAGTCTATACCTAAAATATCTCCTAGTGTTTTATAGGTATTAGACGCAGTATGAGAAGATATATCCTCTCCATTTTTAGTTAATTTGCATTTGAGATTTGTACGCCTACTGACAGCAATATTATATAAATCAGCATCGACACTAAACTCAAGACTAATATCATATCCTTTGTTAACATATCTGTTCGCTATATCTGCCTTCTTAACATTTTTACTGTTTTTGTTAAACAAGACTTCCTCTAATATAAGGGGTATAGAGGATTTACCCACGCCGTTTGTTCCGACTAACTGTGTAAGAGTTGCATCTGATAAATCCAACTCATTACCTTCTCCGTACGAGAAGCAATTATCCCACTTCAGCTTCTGAAGAATAATCATTAAACACTCCTATAATTTGTCTAACTTTTTCATCATCAAGCGATAATATCTCTTGTAAATATTTTATAAGCTCGTCTGACATAGTTAAATCTCCGCTCAAATCTAATCTAGCATCAACTTCTCTACGTACTACTTTTTTGTCAAGAAGGTCTGTGTTTTTAACTTTTGCTAAATCTTGTACATCTCCTGTGACTTCATAAATAGTATGGTGAAAGTCAGTTTGTTCCATATCCGCTGGGTCTTCGATAGTCTTTCTAATTAGTTGTGGCAAATCAAATTCATGCCATGTCCAAGACCAATCTTCATCAAAGTGATGAGCATTAGTATCTATTATTAAGTACCCAGTTTTTACAATATTTCTATGAAATGATGTTGTCATTGGACTGCCAGGATATACAATGTTTCGTTGAGTATTCTCGTGAGCATGTAAGTCTCCTGCAAAAACCAATTTATACCTATCAAATCTGTCTAGTTCTACTTCGGGCATAACATGGGGAGGTATCTCGCCTCTTACATGAGTAAATAAATAGTCTGCATCTATCATTTCTATACTTTTCTTTTTATGCAAGTCTGCATAAGGTAATATTGCCCAATCATCCTCATAGTAAGTTTCTGTTATAACTTCTACTAAAGGATTTAATTCATTTGTTACTCTCTTTAAATTATCAAAGAAAGTTTTATTTTTTCTAGTGGCTTCATGGTTGCCATCATAGATAATTGTTCTTACTTTTGTTCTTTTTACAAAATCAAAATACAAAGTAAGCTCATCCATAGAAGGGACTCGGTCAAACAAGTCCCCGCCTATGATGTGAAGATTAACTTCATGATTATCTACAGCTTCCTGCACTTGTTCAAAGAACATTTGATAACGAGAGCAAGCCCACGCTACTGGTACGTTTTTTTGTCCTAATTTAATATGCCAATCTGCTGTAAATAAAATCATACTACAAAGTCATCCCCAGGTGCCCATTCACACCCTGTTAATCCACCAGCTTTGATGCCCTGTAAAGTTCTAAGAACTTCGTTAGCATTTCTGCCTGTGTCAAGTGCGTTAACACTTACATGTTGTACTACATCATTTCTATCAATAATGTAGGTTGCTCTGTAGCAAACACCTGCTTCTTCATCAACTATTCCTAGTTCTTCTGCAAGTCTTAAACCACAGTCTGCTGCTAATGAGTGGTTAATGTTTCCAATCAGTTCGTTATCTTTTTTCCAAGCTAACTTACAGAACTCATTATCACCACTAATACCGATTACGTTTGCTTCATCTACTAATACATCCATTCCTGCAATTTCTGTAGGACAGATAAAAGTAAAATCTTTCGGATAAAAGTAGATTACTGTATAATCGTGCTTTAACGGGTCGTAGTGTTCAGTAACTGAAACTTCTACAAACTCGTTGTCTTTGTTGACACCCTGCAATTTAAATGCAGGAAACTTTTCTCCTACTCCAATCATCATGATACATCAAACTCCTCTGATACTTCGCTAGGTGTCTCTCCACCTTGGTCATTAACTCTTCTTAATAGCTCTAGTTGAGCGTCAGCTGTTGGTCTTGGTAAAACGTCATCCATAGACTTTAGATTTGCAACTAAGTCTTTTTCCCAATCTTCAAGTTCTCTTGGTTTACACTTTAGAACTTGTAATTGGTACTCAACATTAAATACCTGCGGACCAGTTTTCTTTCTTTTGAAATGAATGTCATAACCAGTAACTGGGTCTGTTGGGTCACCCAACTCTTCCATAGCTACTATAACTTGGTCGAACAACTTTCTTTTTAGATTAAGAACTTTTACAGATTTATCAGCGTAGTCTACGCACTGAACGGCATAAGACCATCCACATTTTAAGTCTGGGTAAAAGTCGCGAACATGGTCATGTTCTTTGTTGTTAAAGGTTTCATTCTCTCTATCAAATGATAGACACTCCATAGGAATGTTTTTTCCGTTTTCACCTTTAATCCAGTAAACGTACCTTGGTAGTAAGTCACCAACTAATCTTACATGGTGGTCTTCTTTACCAGCGTAGTTATAAGTTTCGATTTTTTCTTTTTGGGCTGAGCCCTTGGTTTGGTTGAATCCAATTGCCATTTTATTCTCCTAATGTCTCCTCAAAACAAAAGTGTACCCTTCCATCTTTTATTTCAAGCAGTCTGTTATTATTTATAATTTCCTCACTAACTTCACAGTCAAA